AAGTCATCTTTAAGTTTAACCAGTTTGCCATCTTTACGATGATACATACGATACTCCTCAAACCAGTCATAGAGGGTATTAAATACTTTAAATCTGCCACTTTCCATACGATCTAGCATATCCATAAGACCTGCTTCTACCGAATTACCCCCCTTTTTCTCGCCTAATGCTGGTGGGTTTTCAAAGTGGAAAGGTAGCATATTGACATAATTATCACGATATTGCTCGGCGAGAGTGACACCTGAGCCTTTATCGTGTTGGTAGCCATCATGTGGCCATACTACAGGGATATAGTCGCTACCTTCCCGTTCATTAATGTGTGATGCGTGATAGCTCGGTATTTGTTTAGACATACTGTAACAGTCATAAACATAAACAATATCCTTATCTCTATCCCATGCTAACCATACTACAGCAGTAGGGTGGTCATATCCAAAATCTATTGCTGCAATCCTTGCATAATGAGGGGGTATGGTAAAAGGGTCTATGGCTAATACATCTTCCTGGATAGGAAAGACTAGCCCTGAGCCTATCATTGGGATACCTTTTGACCTCATCTCCCTCTCATGTGGGGGTAAGGCTTGTAAAATCTGTTCTTTCATATCATCGGTTAGATGTTCGGCATCTTCCCAACCTGCTGTTAATAAAGACTGTCCTGCCCTTAAATCCGAGGTAAAACTCTGTACCACCTCAGTCATACCTGATTCAGGGGTAAAAGTCATATAGACCTGTCCTTGTCTGTCTAGTGTCCTTGTAATACATTGTGAATAGATATCTTGTGGGGGTTCTTCATCGAGCCAAATAAGGTCTAAACTCTCCCCCATAAATTTTTCACTACCTTGTTCGTAGGCTTTAAACGCTACCCTAGACCACCCTCCTGAATTATGTTTGACCATAACTGATGAATGGGCATTAGGTACGCCAGGCTTTCTAGTGGTTTCCCCTATAAGGTGTTTAGGGATTGATCCCTTGCCTTTATCTCTAGGGTTATCAGGTTGCCCAAATAACTCTCGTTGACAAATATCTCGTGTAGTTTCATTAGAAGCTCCACACACCCAAGATTTAATGGGCTTATCGAACTTTTTTCCTTTCCACCATTTTGGATACAGTCCAGTTAAATGGATCGCCATCTCCATAGCTCCCACATAGGACTTGCCTACCCTATTAGCTGCCATAAGAAGTCTTTGATTTGCATCTTTACCTGCTTTATGAAAGCGATCTTGAAAGGCGTAGGGTTGGTAGTAGTTTAATCTATTCTCCTCTTGTCGCTTGTTTAGCTCCTTTAGGATCTGTTGTGCTCTTTCTTTGTTTTGCATTTTCATCAAGTTCTTGTAAAATTTTGGCTATAACGAAAACATCAGGATTACCATAGTTATCTTCATAGATTCTTTTTTTTTCATTTCCGTTCTCATCAACCCTGTCTTTCCATGTATCTTCGCTTATAGGATCATAAACTGTGGAATTTGTAGACCATGCTAAAGGATACGAACTTCCTGTGTCAGGCTCATTACTGTTATCATAATCAGGCAATCTTTCTAAATGCACATCTTGAGAATCTAACATTCTTACAAATACCCTAGCTTTATCTATATATTTTGACTTGTTTTTAACCATAAACTTATACTCATGGTCTGATACATCGGTTAAACGATTATATATTCTAAATAATCTCCTCATATTGTTCTCCTGTTTTTAAGCATAATACTCCACTTCTAAGCCTATCTAATTTTTTTTAACATTGCAAACCAAATCGCCACATCTTGTGTTTTTATTTATTTACAACACAACATGGTGTGTATGTATCAATATATTTTATTAGTATTGATATTACCCTCCAGTATAGGGATTGGACTATATATATATTCTCGTGTGCCTGTGGGGGGTTGCCTAATATTCTAATATTCTAATCAATGACTTTCTAATATTATTATTTTCTTATGATCCTCTAATAGACTTGTTATGACTTAGTTCTGCATTAGTGGTAGATGACTATATTATTTCTGTTAGTGGCTTATATAGTGTCTTATTTTTATTTAGAGGAGTAGGTTGGAGTGGCATATAGTTTATTCTCCATAACAGAATATGCTTACCTGATAACATCCTTATAAGTCTAATGAATACAATAGCTATATATTACTTGTATCTTCTTTATATGTGTATAGTAGATAAAGGCATTAGAGTTTTTGAGCCGAGTCGATCTAGTGATATTCTATTCTTAGACAAGACAAAGAAAAACCCCTATATATTTCTATATAGAGGTTATTTGTTATATATGGTTATTTATTAATAAATAGTGTCGTATAGCTCATCTCCTAGTATTGATGATAGTATTTCTTTTGATGTTATTCTATAAACTTGATCCAACTCAAAATCATCTAATATATTATCAACATTGCTATCTAAATTGCCATTTTTATCTTTGAACCAATAACCTATATCTTTATCATAAAAACACTGGTTATTAATATCTTGTATATTATCGAGTTTATCTCGGACTTTATTAGCTATTTTTGAAAAATCAAAAGTATAATTCTCATCTATTAAAGTACCATAAAGACTATGGTTTAATAAACTTATGTTATTGATAGTTTCTTTATCTAATAAAGTTATAAATTTATCATGTATTATTTTATCTATGTTCATTGTTTTACACTCCTATTTATATATTTTAATGTTTTACTCATTTTTTAATTCTCCTCTAGCAACCCTTACATCAATTAATCCATGTTTTTTTGCTAGTTTATGAAAAGCAGACCTAGTATCCTTATCAGATTTACTCCTGAACACTTCTTTGCCTTTAAGGGTTATAATTAAATCTTTAACCATTTATTGCACCTCTTTGACATTTGTTTCAATTTCTTTGTCAAATTCAAAGGCTTGATTATCTGTATTTATTTCAATATTTATTTTCATGTTTTATACTCCTATTTATATATTTTAATGTTCTATTAATTATCTTATGCCATTCAATATCTTTTATATATCTAATGCCATTGATGGTTATTAATTCATTTCTGGATTTTTGATCTTCAAGATATTTAATTATTTTATCTATATTCATGCTGATTTTACCTCTTTTTCTTTGTAATATTCCCAATCTATCAAAGAAATATAATCAAGGTTAGCAAGATAGTTTATATCTTCATCAATCCATGCTTTTTTTATTCTGTCGCCATAATTATTAACCAATGATTGACAGTATATGCAAGATTTTCTTATGTTTAATAAGTCTTTAACTTCATATCTATCCTCGTTTAATAAACTTTCAGCAATATTCTTTACTGTAAACATTCTTGCACAATCATTAATTGATGCTGAATTTTTATGATATTCTTGCCAATCGCCTGATCTATGTTTTTTTTCATCTTCTCTATTCATATTAAAAATAACATCTCTATATGAAGTCCATGTAATATTACTTAAAATATATAATTTAGAAAATGCTTGATCTATTCTCTTAATTATTTGTTTTTGATCTTTATTCATAACTATTTAACTCCTATATTTATTAGTTATCTTATTAGAACATTATTTAAAACACTATGTAAAGAAATATTTTTATATAATATGTTCTTTTGTTTTATTCTAAAATATGCTTAATATTAGAAATTATGACTAATATTTAATTAAATTGGCTTGAATTGGCTAGTTATGGCTTGAATTGGCTAGGTTTGGCTACCTGAATTGAATGAATGAATGGATCACTTCCATGTGATCTTATGAGGATAATTAAATGTTGTACTTCTTATTAAAGGCTTTGGCGTGATCCTTTACTCATTGTTTTTCTCTTCTAATATTTCTACTTCAAAATCACTATTTATGCCATCTTCTTCCCATTCTTCAGGGCTTAAACATTCTTCAGCTTGTTTTAGTGCATGGATTTTAGATTTAGCATTAAATTTTTTTTTATAAAATGTGATCTGTTTATTTGTCGCTACATATTCTTTCATAATATCTCCTAAATGATTCTTTTTTTAAATATTCGCTCATTATATTTTCTACATTATCAACAATATCTATCCATTTTTCTTCTGACTCTTTAGTTCTCATGCCATTATCATCAAAAATTGGATCAAGTGCAGACATTTCTTCAACATAACTAGCTAAAGCATGGTACATTTCTACCCATTGGTCTTGTTGTAGTGTTGGTTTTTACTCATCATCTTCCTCCTCGTACAATTTCTCTATTTCGTATGCACAATCTCCACATCTATAACCTTGTTTATCATCATTGTAAGCTGGGTATCTATTTACAAAACGACCACTTCCAAAATGACAAGGTTTACCACAATCAACACATATTTGTTTATCGAATAAATCAATCATTTGTTATCTCCTGTTAATTTATTATCTCTTTCTCGCTTACAATTAAACCAATGTTCTTCTACATTCTCATCATTATTGACTACATATAATCCATAAATATAATTTGGAAAT